CAAAGTGCCATACAAAACATACAGTTGATAGAGTACGAGGTGTTAAAGGCTCAAAGGTTTTAAGAACTCGTAAGATAAAAGAAAATAATTGGAACGCGAATACAGTTTGGTCCCACTTTTGTAGTCAAGGTTGTTATAACGATTACATGTATGCACATTGGGAAGAACAGATTAGATTGCACCCAAGGACCGAGGCTCTTGAAACACCTATTGAGGATCCTAAGAAAACTAGACATGAAACAACCTATGGTTATGGTTGGAATCAATGGGATATAAAGGTTGACAATACTAGGCAGACATGATAGGATTATCCTATTAACAGAAAGGAAAACATGTCAAAAGAAAGAACAGAAGAAAGAAGAAACAAATTCACAGGTGAGGCTGTCATGCTAACAAAAGAAGAAGCTAAGATACATGACAGGTTATTCATCAATGAATTAACAGCAACCTTAGAGGATAAAGAATTAGGTTGGGGCGGATCTAAACTTTGGGATAAAGTACGAGATGATTTAGATTGGTTTCGTAAGAATAACGCGTCAGCTTATATGGTCCTATTGGACTAGCCTTTCTGACACGCTCGCGCACAGGTTGTGCGCGGGCCCATAGAGGTACCACACCGGTTTACGTTTTTAAAAAATTTCTAAAAATTGTTTTTTTATTTACAAACTAGGGGTCCCAGAGCAACGTATTTATGCTAGGTTTTTTAAATAGATAGTGATAAAATACTTTTCAAGTTTTCAAAATACTTGCAAAAAAATTTTGCGGAAAAATTTTTATGAATGAAAAATTTATACAGAACTTAGATAAACTACCTGCTGATGTTAGAAGAGAATTTGCTTTACTAGCAAATCGTTATGGTGAAAAGAAAAAACAAGATACAATTCAAACTGATTTCTTGTCTTTCGTAAAACACGTCTGGCCAGATTTTATAGAAGGATCACATCACAAAAGGATCGCAGACAAGTTTAACAAACTTGCATCTGGTGAAATCAAAAGACTAATTATTAATATGCCACCGAGACATACCAAATCAGAATTTGGATCTTATCTTTTACCTGCTTGGATGGTTGGTAAAAATCCAAAATTAAAAATTATCCAATCCACTAACACGACTGAATTATCGGTGCGGTTTGGTCGTAAAGCCAAGGCTCTTATTGATTCTCCTGAGTATCAAAAAGTGTTCAAGACAAAACTCAGAGAAGATTCACAAGCCGCTGGTAAGTGGGAGACCGCCCAAGGAGGTGAGTACTATGCAGCGGGTGTGGGTTCGGCAATAACAGGAAGAGGTGCTGACCTTTTAATTATTGACGACCCACATTCTGAACAAGATGCAATGAATGCTCAAGCTTTGGAACGAACCTACGAATGGTATACATCAGGACCTAGACAACGTCTTCAACCTGGTGGATCTATCATTGTAATTATGACTCGTTGGAATGAAAAAGATTTGACGGGTAGATTACTTAATGCACAAAAAGAAGTTAAAGCAGATCAATGGCACGTCGTAGAATTTCCTGCCATCATGCCATCAGGTCAACCTGTTTGGCCTGAGTATTGGAAACTAGAAGATTTAGAATCTGTCAAAGCATCTATTCCATTATCAAAATGGAATGCACAGTACATGCAGAATCCAACATCAGAAGAAGGTGCATTAATTAAACGTGAATGGTGGAGACCTTGGGAACATGAAGAACTGCCACCACTAGAACATGTAATACAATCTTACGATACAGCTTTTATGAAAAAACAAACAGCCGATTTCAGTGCGATAACGACATGGGGAGTTTTTCGTCCATCAGAAGATGAGCCACCTAATTTAATTTTAGTTGACGCTGTAAAAGCCAGATACGAGTTTCCTGAACTTCGTAGAGTTGCATTAGAACAATACGGCTACTGGAATCCTGAAACAGTCATCATTGAATCTAAAGCATCTGGACTGCCACTAACTTATGAGTTGCGTAAGATGGGTATTCCTGTTATAAATTTTACACCTAGTAAAGGCAACGATAAGCACACTAGAGTAAACGCAGTATCACCGATGTTTGAGTCGGGGCTGATATGGGCGCCCAAAGAAATGGAGTTTGCTCAAGAAGTGATAGAAGAATGCGCTGCCTTTCCATATGGTGATCATGATGACTTGGTCGATAGTATGACTCAAGCATTAATGAGATTTAGACAAGGTGGGTTGATTTCTCACCCTGAAGACTATATAGATGAACCTATAGTTCAAAAACAAAGGACATATTATTAATGGAATTCGAAACATACGAAGACGTAATAGATTCTTATAACTCTGGTGTAGGGGTCGAGGCTGGAGAATCCTTGACGGATTACATAAAAAGGAATAACATACAAATCAAAGAAATCGGAATGGATCCGATTGGTGATTTTGAAAAGATTTTAAAAGGAAGTAGACCTATGGAAAAAGAAGGTATCATGAAACTTGCATCAGGCAACATGGACATCAGAATCGAAGAAGTTGTCAAAGAATTTATTAAACGAAAAGGTAGAAAACCAAACTCTTTAGAAGAGATAAAAGATTTTTATTTTCAAGAAATGACTGATACAGGCGGAGCTGGATCTAACAGAGACAATGTAATGTTAGCTAGTAACACAGACATGGCAGCAGGTAAATATACAGCTGACGAAATTGAAATGTACGAGCAATACAAATACAACATGAATGAACAAATGCCTGGATTGCCTATCATGGACATAGATGATTTTCTAAGACAAGAATTAGGTGCAGCCAGAATGGGTGTTGCTGCTGGAGGATTGCCTAGTATTTTAGGAGTTTAACATGAAGATCGCTGATTATGGAAAGGCGATAACTTCGTACATCGAATCACCTACAACCGCTCAAAAATTACAAGCCAAAGACAAAGCTCAAACACTTAATAGAACTTTATTAGCCGATGGATCAGAGGATATTGCAGAGCCATCAAAATCTATGCAGGTAGATACAACTACAAAAGGTTTAGATCTTTTTACAATCGATAACTTTAAAGACAAAGCAGAAATATATGTAGGTGCTTTATATAACGGTGCTTTACCAACCGCAGATATAAAATCAGCGTTAAATAAATTTACACAAAAAGGAATAGACGATGGCACGTTTACTGCAGACGATGCAATTAAAGTTGTACAAGATTTAAAATTTCAATTTCAAGATAGAGCACAGAAACAAAGATTACGTGATGTAATTATTGAAGGCACTGGAACTATAAAACCAGAGGAGATGGCTGACGGTGGACGAATAGGATTTTCCGAAGGTCTATCAGAAGCCTTACTTAGGCGAGTCGATAATACTAAAGGAGTAGTTTGGATTCCTAAGAAAAAAGAATTTAAGGTTAGAAACTATTCAAGAGCGGAAGATGCTAAAGATACTAGATTTAAAATATCTGATTATCCATCTGCAAAAGATGCTTTTGAAGCAGCTAAAGATTTTCATTATGATACTGTTTTAAGTCCAGACGCTAAAAAAGCTAGAATAGCAAAAGCAAGTGAAGAAGCGGCTATTAAAAAAAATGCTTATACAAAAGAAATAAATAATTGGACAGAAAACTGGTTTAGAACAAACACTAAAAATTACACCATATCTCAAGCTGATAAAGCTATGAAAGATTTAATTAAAGATTATAAAAATTCAGAATTAAATAAAAGACCCAACCCTGGTAAACCATCAACACTTAAACCAGGGGGAAATATTTATCCAAATATAGGAAGACTTTCTTCAAATACCTCTGTAGATGCAAACGCATTACGAATGAATAATGTTCCACCTTTGACTGGAATAGGTAAAGAAGCTAATCCAGAAAATTTTTTTAAATCTTTATTTTATTCTCAAAAATTAGTTGATGACCCTAAATTAAAAAAACTTACATCTGAATATTTAGATTTTGTAATAGAGGACAAAAGTAAAATTACTAACGCAGATAAAGCAAATAGATACGGTAAACTATTAAGCAATCCTAAATTAAATGAAGTTAAATTTTTATTAAACGAAAATGCTTTGAAGGGAGCTGGTCAGAATAAACTATTTGTAAGTCAGTTTCCTCAATATAAAGCTTATGTAAATAAAACTGCTAAATCTAATTATGCAATATCTATTAAAAAAATAGAAGATACTTTAGGTTCTAAAGTGCTAAAAGAAATAATGGGAACAGATAGCATTATAAAATTTATGAAAAATGAAAGAGATGCTCTTAAAAAAATATTTGATTCTACACCTCTTACAAAAGGTAAAGTTGCACAAAGTTCTTTGGGTTACAGTACAGAACATATTTTAGGTATAGCTGATATTTCTAGAATGAAAAATAAAAACGAAATGGCCAAAGCCTTAAAAGTAATTACAGGTATGACTTCAAAAAGGAATTCAGAACTTGGTAGAAAAGGTTTTAATAATCTTAGAAAATATTTAATAAATCAAATAGACAAAGGTGTTGATCAAAAACAAAATTTAAAAAGTTTAAATAAATTAATTGCAGATAATACTGACATCAAAGGGGAGGCTGGTAAAATTGTTAATGGTAAATTTAGATATAATGAATCTGTCTTTAAGCAAACTCAAAATCAAAAACAAAGATTCTTTAATTACTTTAAAGAATTATTTAATATTCCTGAAGGTAGAACAGAAATTTTAAAACAAGCTAAAAATAATCCAGAACTTGCTAAAATAGTTTCAAAACTTAAACCAAATAAATCTGGTATGTATTCTTTCCCTGCACAATTAGAAATGGTTGAAGTACCTACTTCAGTTTCCAAAGCTTTAAACGTTGCAGGAAAAGTTGTTAAAGCCGCAGGAAAAGCAACTGGAGTTGTAGAGCCAGTGTTCGCTGTTTATAATTTTTCTGAAGCAGTAGACAAAGGAGCATCACTTGGTCAGTCAACTGGATATGTGGTTAATAAATTTTTTGAAGATGTAGTTAATATGCCAGCCTTAGTCTATGGTGGTGGTAAATATGTTAAAGATAAATTTGCAGGAGAAGATGCTAAATTTGAATTACCTTATGAAGCTACATTTGCTAGAGACAAATTACAAAAAACTATAGATCAAACAGATCCTAAAATATTAAAAGCAAGAATAGCTAAAAGAGATTTTGATACGCAGGTAAGACCTAACTTAACTATGGTTGATGATATAGATATACCTGCTTCAAAAGAAGAAATAGATAAAGCTAAAGACGTCTTTATGAAAGAAAAAGACGTTGATTTATCTGTGTTAGATAAACCTAAAAAATCAACCTTTGGAAAATACAATGAGCAAATCAAAGACCTCGTCTTCTAGTTATCCCAAGTATTGGCTCTTGCCGCCTGAATCAGGACCCACGCCTCAGGGGTTGAATATTAATTATAATACTGTTAAAACAGTCAAATTGGAGAAAATAAATGGCAGACAAAATAGACAAGTCCTTGACGCAAGGACCAAGAGGCAGCGTTAGTATTCCAGGTGAAGAAGAGATTACAGAAGCAGTAGAAACTTCTGTTGAAGCCGAAGAACAAGCACCCGGACCAGTTGAAGTAACAGAACAAGATGATGGATCAGTAGAAGTAGATTTCGATCCAAACGCAGCATCACCCGAAGGTGGTGATGAGCATTACGCAAACTTAGCAGAATTTTTACCAGACGAAGTATTAGATGAATTAGGATCTGATCTTACAGGTAAGTACAACGACTACAACGCATCTAGAAAAGATTGGGAACAAACTTATACAAAAGGTTTAGACTTACTTGGTTTTAAATACGATATGCGAACAGAACCATTTCAAGGAGCAAGTGGTGCAACGCATCCAGTGTTAGCAGAAGCAGTCACACAGTTTCAAGCATTAGCTTATAAAGAATTATTACCAGCAAACGGACCGGTACGAACACAAGTTGTAGGCGCACCGAGTCAAGAAAAAGCACAGCAAGCAGAGCGTGTTAAAAATTACATGAATTACGAGCTCATGGAAAAAATGAAAGACTATGAGCCCGACTTTGATTCAATGCTCTTTTATCTTCCTCTAGCAGGTTCAGCGTTTAAAAAAGTTTATTACGATGAACTTGAACAAAGAGCAGTATCAAAGTTCGTACCTGCAGATGATTTGATTGTCCCTTATTCGGCTACCTCATTAGACGATGCAGAGGCAGTCATTCACCGGGTTAAAATTTCTAAAAACGATTTAAGAAAACAACAGGTGGGTGGTTTCTATTTAGATATAGAATTAGGTACACCAGGTTATCAAGAAAATGATGTTGAGAAAAAAGAAAGAGAACTTGAAGGTCAAAGAAAATCTAAAGACGATGACATTTATACTTTGTTAGAGTGTCATGTTAATTTAGACTTAGAAGGTTTTGAACACACAGATGATCAAGGTGAGCCGTCAGGAATTAAAATTCCATACATCGTAACTGTAGAGTTAGCAACAAGAAAAGTTTTATCAATTAGAAGAAATTATGAAATTGGAGATCCGAACAAAAATAAAATAGATTACTTTGTTCACTTTAAATTTTTACCTGGACTAGGTTTCTATGGTTTCGGTCTCATCCATATGATTGGTGGTCTGTCTAGAACTGCAACAGCAGCTCTTCGTCAATTATTGGATGCGGGTACGCTCTCCAACCTACCCGCAGGATTTAAAATGCGTGGCATTAGAAT